AACTGTTGGTGTATCTGTTAATTCTTTACCAACTGCTCTTTCAAGTCTTTGTTGTTGTAAATCAAGTCTAATTTCCTCGTCAGAGAAACCAAGTACGTGTTTCTTAGCCCAAGATACTGATACAGGCGCAATACCTTCGATAGCGGTAACTGCGTCCTTGTATAATAATATTTTCTCTTTCCAAACATCAACCTTTAATAAATCCGCTTGTGTAGATGGATTAGTTAATGTTAATGTAAAGTTTGATAACTCATCTTCAAATCCTAATAAGAATAAATGTATAATTGCAACTTTGTTCAATTCTTGCAACATACTTTTTTGTATTCTATTGATAGTTCTTGCAAAACGAATATCTAATAATGATAAATTTTTACCGTCCCCTACAGATTCCTCAAACCCTAAATAAGCTTTGGGTATTCTTAATGCGGTAACTAATTTTTTCTGAATATATTCGATATCCGCAATTTCTGAAAGGTTTTGAGCTCCAGGTAATGTTGTGATTGGGTCTGGTGCTGCCATATCACGAACAGGAATAAAGTAATCTTGGTCAACCGCCATTTGATTAAATCTCATATCGACATTACCAGTTTTACTATCAACAACTTGGTCTCTTTTAAATTTATTGGCAACACGTTGTACATACGGTTCAACATCCTTATCATCCATATTACCAACAAAGACCTTGAATATTCTTCTCTCAGGTGCACGTGATGTACGATAAATCAACATCGCATCTTCAGATAATAAAAGTTGTTTCCAAATACGTCTTGCCTTTTCTAACATAGAGGTACCGTAAGGAAGTTTTCTATCGTCACCTAACAACCTAAAATGGGCAATTTCCCAAGTGTTAAATTCCATATCCCTATTCTTCCAACTAAATCTTAAGGCTTTTTGTTCAGATTCATTATTATCTAAATTAGATTTACCTTTCATTCCTCTTTCAACCCTTTCAATTTCAATGTTTGGTAATTGCATACAACCAACAACACCTTTTTCAGGGTCTAATTTTAAGTAAACAAAATTATCACCATATTTGCAAGTGTTTCTTGTCCACATCGCTAAATTGGTATTGATATCTAAATTATTATTAAATAAATCTGTTAATACAGATTTAATTCTTTTTGATTCTGAATAGATTTGTAATATGTAACCGTTTTGGTCTGCCGTTGTAGATTCTTCAGCATATATGTCTAAAGCTGCCGATATTTCAGGGGTATATTCCATAGATTCATAATCATAGTATGACGCCAATCTTGTTGGTTCAAAGTAAACCCCCTGTGTGTATAAATTATTCTCAATCTTAGTCCATTGGTTTGCCAAATAAACGGTTTGTTGTGCCTGTAATTTAGCCTTTTCGTATTCCTGTTGACTTGTAGTCTTAAGTAATTCTTTCTTATCATATCTAAAAGTTGGGTAGTCCTGATTCAATAATGAATTGGGACCAAAGGTCTGTGATAACCTTTGCCAAACCGTTAAATTGTTATTTTTATTATTTTCCATATTTTAAATTTAATCAATCAAAAAAAATTATAAAGGTTATCTTCGAGAACCTCCGAACAACCATAAATATTTTTGATAATCATTTTTAGTCGCCTCATTATTATAATTATGATGATTTGGCATTCCAGCTGGAATTACAGGGTTGAATGCAATATTTCTACTTGCTTCTTCGTTATTATTAACAGTCCAAGAACTTAACATTGCTTTAGTTTGTTCAGTTACTTTTGTTAATTGACTAAACGAATTTTCACCGACATATGTCGCCATAGCAATAGCCATAATTAAATCATCGTGATGTCCTTTTTGGTGGTCAGGTCTACCATTAATGTAAATAAATGTATTCATCTCGTTAAAGAGTCTATTACTATAGATTCTAAACCCGTGTCTCATACACTCTTCAAATGAAGATATAATTTGAACTCTTTTATTGTTAAAGTTTATACCAGGGATTTTATCTAAAGCTTTAGGGTCATACTTCCATTTATTCCCCATTTCAACACCATCAATATATAAGTTTTTGTAACCCATTTCTTGTAATTTTCTTGCGGTAGAAACACCCATACCACCAGTGATATCAATTACAATAAAAGCATTATACATCATCGCCCATTTATACGCAATTTCCGCAGCAACATCAGGTGGTATTTTCCCTATATATTCTAGTACTTGTTCTCGTTCGTCAAAATCAATAATAATCATAGATGTGAAATCCTCAGAGTCACCTCTTGATACGTCGACACCCATAATGTATTTATGACCCTGTATTGGCTCTTTCCATATCCATAAAGCACCCCCCATCATTTTATTGATGGGTTCCCTCAACATATTGTGATGTATGTCTTGTAATTGTTTAGAATCAAATACATTATCACCTGAACCTAAAAAGTTACATTCTAACTCCTGAGATACTTTACGTTTATCGTATTTAAGTTTTTTAACCATACCCTCAAACCAAGACGAAGTTGGTTTAAATCCCGCCGCCATTTTTTCTTTAATTTCATCAAAGTCTCTTTGTCTTGGGTCTATATTAGAGTAATCAATCATCTCCACGTTAGAATAGTCTTCTCGATTTAAAAAATAATGTATTAAATCCTCAACTTTTAATAATTGGAAATCTTTAGTATATCTTGGGTCTTTAAACCAATACATTTCAGATATTTTAAATTCATTCATACCTCTTAACGCTTGGTCGTATATTTCATAATAAATTGGGTCATACCCGTTTGGAGTTGACACAACGATAACTTTACCCCCTGTAGATAGGGACGCCATACAAGCAGCCCAAAAGTCACTGTCCGCTTCAATATATGCGGCCTCATCAAATACAAGAATTGTAGGAGTATAACCCCTTAAGGCATCTCGTGATGTTGCAACGGCTTTAACTTCACATCCGTTAGTTAATTTATAATGTCTTTGTGAATTTTTTTCTGATGAAAACCCTACTCCTGTCCAGTTAGGCCACTGTTCAGTAAACCCTCGAATTTTATTCGCCATCTCAACCGCAGTATCTAATTTATTGGCAATTATTAGAATTTTTTCAGGTTTTTTCTTAGACGCAAAAACTAACTTCTTTGATGCCCAAGCGGCGGTTACTGTAGATACACCCGCTTGTCGGTATTTTAATGCAATGTTTTCGTTATAATTTTCGTAATCCTCAAGTAGAGATACTTGGTCTGGAAATAGTTCTAATGGAACATACTGAGATACAGTATTATCGTAGGTTTGTAAATAAGTTTTAAGTGCGTAAGGAGTATTCTTTACGCACTTAGTGTATTCTAATATTAATTGTTCTTTTGTAAATGACATACATTACTTAGGTCTTGAGATACCCAAGCCACCTAAGAAGTCGTCAAGTCCGTCATCATCATCGTCATCGTCACCGTAACTACCTAAAGAATCTTCTAAGTCTTGTTTCTTTAAATCAGATACTATGTCGTTAACCATATCTTTAATGAATTTTTGACCTTCAGGACTACCCGATAATATTTTTTTAGCAACGTTAAAAAACTCTTCGGTTTCTAACGCTGAAAATCTTGCAAATAGATAGTGTTGGATATGTTTTTTATCGTCATCAAATAACTCTATAGGATATGCTTGTAAAAATTTCTCCCAAATAACAGGTCCTAATCTTAAGTCCCAAATTTCATTCGGTAGGGTATCTGTACTACCCATAATCATTTGTTGTGATTTAGGGTCATCAGGTAAACCGTGAGTACCAAAAACTTCCATAACACCTTTAATTAATTCGTGAAGTAATACTGGAAAAAATACACCTCTTGCCTTAATTGTAGGTGGGTCTGTTTGGTCATCAATTTCTTCTTTACCCGCCATACTTTGTTCGTTACCCGCCATCATCATAACCGACTCATCTGGCATCAACCAATAGATTAAGTCATTAATTGACATTAACGTACCATATAAACTTACTAAATCAGGATTTATTTTATTTAAAGATTCTCTACTTAATTCAAACATATAATGTCCTTTTTTAGATGAACCTTGTATTAACGCATTAATAAATCTACGTTTAGCCTTTTCTCTATCAAATTTTTCCATTGCAGACATAAAGTCCTCAAGGTCTTGTTCCGCTTGTTGACCAAATTGAGCTTCAATTTCTTCTTCTTCAGGTTCTTCACCTTGTTTCTGAAATCTACTTTGGTCAATACCACCCATAGGTACTAATTTAGCATCAAATTGAAATTGGTCAGTAATTCCCATTTCATCTTTAACTAACTTTACCGCTAATTTTTCTAAATAATCTTTGTTTTGAGATTCAATCTGTAATACTTTTTGTACCGCACCCATTAACGCTCTTTGTAATTGCATAAAAGCGTTTTGGCCTGTAATCTCTTGCATTCCTGTATACCTCTTAACTTTCTCAACAACATCTTTAAATCTTTTAGATGCTACTAATTCTTCAAAATTATCGGGAGTACCATCTTTATCCACATCAGGAAAAGCAGGGTTCTTAGATAATGTTGTTTGTTGTAATTTAAGCTTTCTCTCTAAATCAGGATTCATTCTTTCAGACCCTGAATATTCAATTGCTTCTTTAGTATCTTTTTTTAATTTTGCCATTATTTCTTAAATTTAATTCCTAGTGAGTCGAATGACATCCAACTTGGCATAGATTTCTTAGCCTTTGGTGCTGGTGATGTTTTTGGTTTATAAGGACTATCCTTATCTGGTTTTGGTGGTGTTTTAGTACCAGGTTTTGTTGTTGGTGCAGGTTTAGATGGTGCCGTTTGTTCCTTAGTTTCTTTTTTAGCTTTAGGTGCTGGTGAAGTCTTAGGTTTGTACGGACTGTCTTTATCAGGTTTTGAAGGTGTCTTAACAGGTGTCTTAACAGGAGCCTCTTTAGTATCCTCACTTACTTTACCCATAGACATTATTTTACCAATTGGTAAACTCATTTTTTTCTCTTCAACCATATTAATTAAATCTCCTTTTTTCATTCTTGGTTTGATATGTTTTTCAACCAAAGATAAGATTTTATTTTCTAAAATCACATCAAAAGGTAATTTATTTTCATTCATTGATTTTTTAATAGCTTGAACACATCTTTCAAACTTAGGAGTTTTCTTAGGTCCTAATTGACTATGACAAATAGCCCAAGGATTTGGTTCAAATTCTTTTTTAGATTTCTTCTTTTTGTTTTCTGTCATTTCACCCTCATTTTGAGTAGCGTAAATATTACCTGAAGAATCTTGTTTAATTGAAACTCCATCTACGACCGCTCCTGTTGTTTTTGCCGCGGATGCTGGAATTTTAGTTGTTTTTACTTGTTTAGTAGTTTGAGTTACTTGTTCCTTAGTTTCTTTCTTTGAATGGTCACATTTACAGTTTTCCATTCCACACTTAGGACAAGTTTCTTTTTTACCCTCAACTAAATTTTTGTGTAACTTATCAATCTCTGACTCGCTTAAAGTCATTAACGTTCTTTGGCTAAGACCAAATTTAACTAGATTCGCATATTTGTTAGTTTTCATATACTACTTTTTTTTCAAATTCAAGAACGATATCTCGTTCATATAATTTATCTTTAATTTCTTGTTCTGATTCACCAAATCTAAAAACAAGTCTTTTAGTTGTGGTAAAATCAATGTCTTCGTTTTCTTTCTCCCAAGCCAATGAAACAACATCGTCCATAGAATCCATAAAACTAAAAAAATCGGAGTTCTGAATTAACTCAAATTCTAACGAGGTATTTTTCAGTACTCCAACTTTCTTTATAAATTCAAGTTCAGGTGGTTTTGGGTAACCGTTAGATGGTTTTGAGTCCCAAGATTCTCCCCAAACGTTTTTAATATCGTCAGAAAAAATAAATTCATACATATTATCACCTTTATAATTAGGACCTAATCCATTTACATAAACTAAGTGAATCATAAAATTTGACCTTTAGGTGTGATTTTATATTGTCTGTTGTTTATTTCAAAAACTAAATTTTTCTTATTAGTTTTACCTACTAAAGTTGCTGATTTTTTTTCTTGTAAAAATTTTCTTGAAGCAATTTCTTGTTCAATATTCTCAGACAATCTTTTTATTTCGCTATTACGTTTACTGATTCTTTCTTTATGTTCTTTGATTCTTTGTTTCGATAAATCGTCATTATACTTTTTTTCAGATTCGTTAACGTTAAAATACTTCATAAGAACATTCTCAATCTTAGCTTCCATAAAGATAGAGTCAGCAATTTTACCTACGTGGTTAAATTCATCTTCTTCTTCACTAAACTGACCTGGTGTCATACCTTTCATAAGTGTTTTATCAGCGATGTCTTGAGCTAAGTCACTCCAAGTTTCACCAATTTCACCAAATCCAATTGGTTCTTCATCTTCAACCTCATCTGCAGGGATTTCCTCTTCTTCACTTCCAAATTCTTCTTCATCACTGAATTCATCAGAATCCATTTCCTCGTCCGCTTCAATACCTTCAAATTTATTAAGAATATCTTCTCTATCATCCTCATCAAGATTGTTTAAATCTAACGCAGAAATAATTGAATTAATAACATACTTAATATCTTTTGAAGACATTTGATTTTCTTCATCAGAATTAAGAGCTCTTAATTTTTGACCTAATTTACCTGTAAGTTTTTGGATTAATTTAAAAGTAACCACTTCATCTTTATCGTCATCTCCAACTGGTTCTGTGGTACCTTCTTCTCCGCCTTCCATATCCATATCATCCATTGGTGGTTCTGGCATATCCATATCATCCATTGGTGGTGGTGGAACATCTCCTCCTTCTGCAGGTGGTGGTGGAGATGGTAATGTTGCCGCAGGTGCTGCTGGTGCAGGTGGCGCGGGTACATTTTCTACGTCTTCGGTAGGGTTAGTATTTTTTTTTTCTGCGTTTGGTGTTTTCAAAACGAATTTCTTTTGTTCAGAAAACAATGAAATACCTTCTTTGTTGTCGTGTAAATCATTCATCTCTTTAGCCATTAAGTTTAATCTTTTTAAAGCTTGAGAATATGAATTAAAGTATTTTCTATCTTGAATAGGTGCAATATATCCTGTTTCAGATTCAGAAATGGTTTGTTTTATAATGTAACCAGATTTCTCTCTTACTATTTGATATTCATTTCCGTTAGCAAGTGTTAAACTATACTCACCTTTGGACGTTTCATTAATTGATGAAGGAACGTTTTCTCTGAATTTAGATAATTCAATTATTCTTTGAATCTTATCCATTCCTTGAAGTTTTTCACTTCCTAGTGGTTTTAAATCTCCCATTGTATTGTTAATTTAATTTTTTTCTTATTTATTAGTCTCACTTAAGTTAGGGGTATTGACTATAATATTTTTTTCTTTATAAATATATCAATATACCTATTATTTCATTAGTCGTTTATCTTATTTTCCATAGATAAACGTTTATTTAGTAATTCATTTTCAAAATCAAACAATTTTTCAATATAACCATTTCGTCTAAGAACTTTAAAAACTAAGTTTTCTGTTGAGTATTCCCCTCCTCTATCTAATCCACATTGTCTAAATTTTTTAATCTTGGCTTTATATTTACGAACCATTTTTTTTGCATCATCTATATCTTCA